GGCGTTTTGGTTAAGCAGTGAACTCTGCCTCCTCTCCAGAAGAGGGTTCTCAAACAGCGGGTATTGGCGCCAAGACGGTGACGTACGCGTAGGATGAGGAGACTGATGCAGCAGTATTCACAACTGTAACAGTTGGGAACTGGGCAGTAACAGTCGCGGTGAACGCGAAAGTTCCGCCACCATTCGCAACACTGTATGCAGGAGCAGTAACCAGGTTGGTTCGAATGGTCATACCAGTCAAAGCAGGACTAGCACTGAGACCACCGATTGTTCCACCATTCAAGGCGTAAGCAACGATGATCTCCTGTCCCACTTGAACATTTCCAATAGTTAGAACGTTACCGCTCGCACTAATGGAAATGATTCCGGTGTTAGTTCCGGAAGTGCCAAAAGGTGTGGCTGCTGCCTGACCACCTGTAGACACATACAGACCAGTGGCTTGAAATCCGCCAGCTGGGGTCTGAGGGTTGTAAAGCTCAACATCATATTCCACCCACAACTTTCCTGTAAAGACTGCGGTGTCGTCAACAGTGCAAAGGAAGAAATTTGCGCTGTCGTACATTTTGATGTCCTGATTTGGTGGCAAAGGGCCACTACGGATGAAATGCCGTTTCAATTCACCGTTCAAGAGGGATGGTGTGCAGTCACAAGAGAACTTACACCATGCGTTACCTTCTTGAGCATCAGTGTAGGAGGACATAAAGGTCTCTCCTGCAGGAGCATTGTCGGAGGCTTCATAGTCTGGGGCCATGATGACGTTGCCAGCGACCTGAGTTCCAACAGCAGGAACCCAGAGGAAGCGCAGTTTGTTGAATCGATAAGATTCCCAACCCTGCGCCTCATTGGACAACCAAGGAAAGGCGAGAGGCATTCCTGGGTTGCACGGGATTGTTGCTCCAAAGAAGAACGTTCCGTCTCCCTTCGAAGAGATCTTAGCAATCTTTTCGCGGTGAACGATTCTTTGAGAATCCGGTGAGGTACGCGTAAAGACAGGTCTCAGATGCCTGATGACCGTGCCTTCAGAGACGGGGGCGAAGAAATCACTGATGGGATTTCGAGACTGTCTAGCAGATCCTCGATATCGGTCAGCTTTCCCCCCGCGCACTTGAGGCACGCCGGCACCTGCAGCCCTGCGTGCTGCATTCTTTGCTTTATCGCGTCTGCTCTGAGCCTTTCTTTGGGCGTCAGAGGGTACGGACAAGGGCTTTCCATTCTTAAGCATGTCAATCGATTCGATAGGGCACAATGTAAGTTATTGAAGTCGAATTCGTGGAAGTATTGATAGAGGCTTTCGAATGTATGGGAGGCGTCCCTCCCTCAGCGGTCGTCCGCCTTTTCTAGTTTAACGTCAGGGTGAGGTCCCGGACGTGACATGAATCTAGGCATTGAGAACAACCCCCGCTTCACGCGCGCAACTCTTTCGCCACGCGTTCCACTTCTTGAGGTCGTCTGCTGATTTCCCAGGCGGTACTCTCCAGAGGTCGGGTCGTTTTACGAACTCTTCCTTTGTGACTCGCTTGGGTGGCGCATTTGATCCCTCAAAGAAGAGAGGGTAGCGCGCCTTGAGATCCTTGGATTTCCCAGTAGGTTTATCCTGGTTCTTGGCTGGCTCCTTTCCCTTGGCAGTCTTCTGACGGCCATTCTTATCTAAAAGAGGGATAAGTACTGCAGCCTCGAGAACTACATCTGGCAGTTCAGGATTTTGAATAATTACTGGAGGCTCCTCTCGTGGCTCATCTTCAGCTTTAGGCTCAACAACATAAAGTTGATCACCAAGAACGGCTGAGACGGCTGGAGGCACCGTTTCTTCTGGAGCTGCAGTGCAAAGGGGCGCCTGCAGCAAGAGGTGTGGGTCCTCTTGATTGATCAACTCCCAAATCCAATTCCTGAATCGAACATGATCGAAATCAGGAATGGATGCGTTGAAGATGTCAATCATCCAGCCCGAATCCTCATTGGGCCAATTGGTATCCAATGAGTACTTCCCAGCCCAGGGCATCAAAAGTCCATCTGCGCGATCTCCAAGGAGTTCATGGGATGCGCGGACGATCGGTCCTATGATTGGGGAATTACGGTCCATGCGATAATATCCAGAGGCTCTCTCTGCAAAACGCTGGAGCGGATTGTGCAGCTGGGCTGGGCCCACCCAGAGTTTAGAAAGCAATCTGGACGGGTTAGCACAAGAGTTGGGATCGCCATTCCAGACATCTGGTCCGAATTGACGATTTAGAAACTCAACTCCAACTGCACCGCGGGGTATGACTTTGATCTTATAATTCTGGCCCATGAGCTTTGCAGCTCGGGCTAATGAATCGGGATCAATGGATCCCTCAAGAGCATCGTCTCCTCCGTAAACTCCCAGCTTGGCCCACGCCTGTGCTGGGGTATAGCAAACACCGTTGACAGAGGTCTCCCTCCATCCAACGTAACCGATGAATGCTGTATTCGCCGAATTCAAATCTGATGTTTCCGGTGATCCGGACGCACGAGTGAACCCTGAATCATACTTCCTCCCTTCAGAGGTAGCACTAGGTAGGCCCACTTGTTCGTCCAGTCGTTCATTGAGTTCTGAATGGTGCTCGCGCGCGAACTGGCGAGTCATGATCATACGCTCAAGAACACGGGCCAAGAATTTGACATGTCCATCAAACCTATTGGCATCCGTAGGGACTGCGTGCTTAGCATCCTCAAGAATCTTGCAAACACGCTCTGCGCACTCAATTGGAGTCTTATTGAATGCGTACCACTCCTGGTTAGCCATGACATCCTTGTGAAAAGCATACAAGAATGCGCTGTAAGCTAGCTTGGCTTGTGGGGTGGCTGTGGAGATGTTCCTAGGATCGCTTGGTTTAATAGCTGTCTCCTTCTTAATGAAAGATCTCCACATGTGTCTATAGTTCGGGCCAGACACGTGAGCTTCGTCGAGAATGGCTCTCTGAGTACGACGAGTTTGATGCTCTTCTACTTCTTCCAGTCCGACAGGGTGTCCAAGATGGGGCACTGGAATAAGTAGTTCCACAAACTCCTGCATGTAGCGAGCGAGTTTGGGTGGAATCTGGCAAACGCCAGAGTCACGAGTGAACTCCTCCACCCGCCCTCTGATACACCGATCATCAGAGGCTATAGATACCGCATAAGTATAGCAAGGGCCAATCAGCGGAGTGCCGAAAGCTGCTAAAGGAACTGGGGCATCATAATCATGCTTCGCGAAATTAATCGGGATGAGCGACTCAGAAGGTGGATAAACCACTGGGGGACTATGTGGAATCCCCGCTCTCAAGTAGCTCGCCAAGACTGCAGCATGCCCCGGATCTAATCTCTCCGTAGGCAACCCCGTTGGCCCACTAGGTGCGATGTTACTCGCAACCATTGCAGGTGTAATTGGGACCTTAGCTATCATTGCGACAGCATGGACTGCATCAAAGTTGGTCTTGGGCATGGTAACAGAAATGTGGTCTCCAAGTATTGACACACTTCTGAATAGGCCTTCCGGTCTAATCACTTCTAAAACCACGTGATTGCCGAATACAGGGGCCAATCGATCCAGGCTCCTACCTTCCAAGACTAAGTCTCTCGGAATGAAGCTAGGCTGATCGTAGCGTCCAATCACGGAAAGCATGATCAACGAATGGTGCGCGTCAATCATCTTTCGATCTATGTGGTAAGCTACGACCTGCTTGGTGAGAATTCCCTGTGTCTCTACCAAGATCGTATCCCCTCGATAATCCCAAACATGGTGCTGGTACTCAGCCCCTCCGCTCACACGGTACAGGACTTTCCCATCTGAAAGGAATCTGAAGGAATATTCTCCACTCGCCACCGCCGTCGCCGTTGGTGTAAAGGCTGAGATGAAGTAAGTGCCAGGGTGTCTAGCTAGCAAGTTAGGCATGTCAATGTAATAATCAACATCGACAAGAACTGCTGCCTGATTCACTGGGTCAAAGTGGAACTCACTAGGCGGGACTGCGACGTCTTTCGCCCAGTGGAAGGATCTATCTCCACTTCGAGCTTTGCGAACATCCGCCAAAGATTGTTGCACAAAGTATGGCTCCAGTCCCAAGGACTGAGCCGCCAGGGCCGCTGTAGCACTGCCAGCATTCCGATCTGCTGCGCTGCGGCCGTGGGTATGGTTTCTTGTCGGACCCGCCTTGACCAGAGGAGTATCAATGAAGACCTGCCTCTGCTGTGAAGAGCTTAGGGAAGAAGCTGTCAAAGTGGAAGAAATGAGTCTCGTGGTCGCCGCCGCACCAATTGGGGATTTGCGTCGGGCCCACTCAAGCTGAACATAGGCCTTGAGTGCGAGAGTGATTAGACACGCCAAACCATAATATCGAGGAGTTATGGTGTATCTACGGACTGATGTCCTGCCATAGCGCAGGGAAGCGATACTGGCAACAACCAGGACAATAGTCCATGGCATACTCTGCCTCTTCTTATCTAAGTGGTCAGAGTATCTGAATCTCTCCTCGGAGACTTCAGAAGGGGCTTTCACAAACATCTTCATTATCAACTTGACAACTTTAATGATCATGGAAGCTTGGGCCAAGGTCAACAGCGCTAAAGCAGCAGCTATTGGAGCCAAGGCCGGCACTCGACGGGAAACTGCATCCACTGCTAGATCCTGGAGTGTGGGTTGTGGGAACACACGGCCTATAATGTTCCCTGTGATTCCTCGCACAGTGGCGGGAATCTTTGGAAGTATGAAGTTAGTAGCGGCAAGCCACAAGGACGCAGAGGGTACCATTACCGATGCGACTCCTTGTACTGCTGCATTCGCTGCACTTCGAGCACGGGTTGAATTAACACCGCGAGGCATATTCTATAAGAATTCGAAATTCAAAATTCTCG